GGCAGGCGTCTGAGGGGGCGCAGGATTAGCAGCTCCACCAACGCCAGCGCCATTGGCATTAAAACGATTCTAGCCGTGTGGTCGTCCAAAATTTAACCCACCAAAAATAGGAAAACCAAATGCCCACCGTTGCAATCTCCCCCTCGCCTATCCTCCAGTTTCTCAACAACCTAGGCCAGCCGTGTGCTGGGGGGTCCGTGCTCACGCAAGTGGGAGGTGTCAATTATGCAACTTACCAGGACTCGGGCGGCACCACACCACTGCCTAACCCCATCCCCCTGAACACTCGGGGGGAGATTTCGAACGCGTCGGGCGTGTCGTGCCAACTATTCCTTGAGAGGGGTGTTGCCTACACATTCACCCTTAAAGACGCCAACGGCTACCAGCTCAATCAAGCCAGCTACGTTGCGGGAGATGCGGGCCTTGCAACGTTCATCTCAAATCTGGCAAGCACATCGCTCCCCGGGTCGTCACTCGTCGGCCATAAGGGCACTTCGGCGAATGAGGTGGGCATCACTGAAAGCGCGTATCTAAACCTGATGGTTAAGGGCCTTAAAAAGAACTTCGGAGCAGTTGGGGACGGCTCGGCCAACGATTATTCAGCCGTCAATAACGCCCTGCAAACACCTGGAAAAATCATAGAGATCGAAGATGGCACGTATCTGTGCAACACAGGCTTAACAGCACCTCTCTGCGCCGGCATAGTTGGCTGGGGTAAGGACGTGTCCAAGCTGAAGGCGGGGACGGGAGTTACTAAGACCTTACCAATCGTAGGGTCAAACATCAGCCAGCTGCGGCAATTTGCAATACAGGGCAACAGCACGGCAAGCGCGAGAGGCCTGGTGATTGGTGATGGATCGTTGACCGCGCAGATCGACCTAAACAGTGTTCGTGTCTACGGATTCACCGGCGCGGGAGCCGTTGGTGCCGAATACAAAGATTGCGTGTCGATAACGTCAACAATGTGCCACTTCGACAGCAGCGCGAAGAACCTAAACATCACTTACGGCGCCGTGTCGGGGTGCCCCACGACCCTAGCTTTCCTCGGGGGCATTTGCGAGCTATCAACCGCGGATGAAGGCGCAACGATCGTTGCCGGTACCGGGATAATTTTTGATGACGAGTTCATATTTCAAACGAACTGGAAAGAAGGTTTACGCATAGCTACCAATTCCACGAACGTTACCGGAGTTGTGCTTAGCGACTTCTGGTTTGAAGGCAATTGGTATTCGTTAAACGGTAGCGGGGCGCGGACTGCGCAATATCAGTTCAAATCGAACCTGACGGGCGCGGGGACAGTGCGATTCTCGCTGATCCGAGGCAACTTCGTGGGCGATGCTAACTCTGCCAAATCAATCAGCGTGCCCGATGCATTCAACGCGGGCTTTGAAATTTACGACGTGCAAGTGCCTAACATCGCGGGCACGATCAACATCGCCAACGGATACGGGCGTATACGCTGCCCAAGCAACGTGAGCTCGGAAACAGTGCTTACAGTTGCGAATCCGGCAATCGTCATAAACACTGGCGAAACCGGCTCGCAACTGCCGGCCTATGCAGCTACCTATACCCCTGATTTTGGATTGGGCAGCTACCATATCAAAGTCGGCACGCTCACAGGCAATGTGACGGTTGCCAATCCAGTATCGACGAGCTTTCCTCCGCAAGGTGCTCAGGTTTCGCTAACGTTCACGCAGGATGGCGTGGGTACTCGCACGGTATCGTGGGGAGGAAATTACATATTCCCTACCACGTCTTGGTCAAATGTCGGAAATTCAGCGGGCAAAAAATCCACCGTCACATTCACTAGCGATGGCGTATCTCAGCTGACCGCTAACGGTACAAATAGCTGGAATTGATTGTTTAACATAAATACATATACCATGCCTAACCGATATGCCAGCGACAGTGTATCGGGGTGTAACCCAGGTCGTCTTAACTGCGAGAGATGGGAAATATACTAATGGCTTTAGAAGCTGCGACAAGTGCCGCGCTAGCAAAACTTGGAGCCATGTTCGCGGCTTCGGCGTTTGGGGCTGCGATCATCGCCGCGTACTACCCTGAGACCCGGCGAGATACCTGGTGGAGGGCTTTCGGTGCGGGCATCGGCAGTGTGCCGTTTGGCTTTGCTTGGTGCCGCATTGTTGAGCACTTATGGCCCTGGATGTTTACAGGGCACACGTACGAGGATATGGGTATTGTCGCCACGGTGTTGATAATCGTTGGTTCGCTGTTTTGGGGCTTGGTTGGTCTCCTTCAAAATCTAGGCAAAAAGCTGAGCTCGAAAAGCGCAGCTGACGCCCTCGCCGAGAAAATAGGCCTATGAAACTACTACTGCAACGCTCCCCTAGTTCGCTCGAATCGACAATCGGCAAACTCTATGCAGACGGCATTTTTGTCTGTGTCACGCTGGAGGATGTAGTTAGGCCGGATGGCATCAAGATCCCCAGCGAGACCGCTGTTCCAGCCGGTAACTACAACGTTGATATAACGCCTAGCCCACGATTTGGTTGCCTGATGCCTCTGCTGGTTAACGTGCAAGGTTTTGTAGGCGTGCGTATCCACTGGGGCAACAGCGCGAAAGATACTGACGGCTGCATCCTCGTAGGCGAATCTAAGGGAACCGATTGGATCAGCGGAAGCCGCAGAGCCTGGGATGCTTTGATGGCCCTGCTGAACGCGGCAAAGGCGCGCGGCGAGACTATCAGCTTGACTATCTGTAACGCAACCTAGGGGCTTGGTATGGACTGGAAAGCGCTTGTATCGACCGTAGCGCCGTGGATAGGCACTGCGCTGGGCGGCCCCCTTGGCGGCGCTGCGGTGACGGCCATCGGGTCCGCCTTGGGCTTGGATACAAAAACCGAAGACGGCATCAAGCAAGCGTTGGCTGGCGTGACGCCTGATCAAATGCTTGCACTGAAGAAGGCCGATCAAGACTTCTCAGAGCAGATGCAGGCTCTAGGTTTTAAACAGATTGCGGACCTTGAAAGCATTGCCGCAGGGGACCGCAAAGACGCCCGAGATTTGCTCAAAACAACGCGCTCGTTGGTGCCGGCTGTGTTGTCGATCCTTGTCACCGTAGGTTTTTTCGGCCTACTGCTGGGCATGCTGCTGGGGGTTTTAAAGGTCAGCGACAGCCAAGCGCTGTTGATGATGCTCGGCTCACTGGGCGCCGGCTGGGGGATGGTGATGGCGTTTTGGTTTGGCACTACTCACGATAGTGGACGCAAAACCGACATGCTCAACAACCGCGGGTAGTTGGCGCGTTTTTAGGGGCCCCGTAAAGGGATTCGAACCGATGACACTCCGGCGTTGATGCCGCCGCTCTACCTGACTGAGCTATACGAGGGCCTAAAAACGCGGCGCGATTCTACCATGTTCTGCGCAAATTTAAGCGGGTCATCGCAGTAAAAAAAAGCAAGCTCGCCCGCCCCGTCGCAAACCTCTCGATCCGCTCTCTCAAGATATCACGCGCCATCACTACCTTCGCGCGTTTCAAGCTCTATAAGCAACTCGATAAAGTGCTTAGCCTTCTCAAGATCCGCCATGCCGCCCTTGGCGCGCCACCGTGTCACGTACTTTATGACACTGGCCTCAGCGAATGGAATGTTATTAGCGTGAATGTACTCGATCGGCTGGATCTTCAGATCCTTGTAGTGCGCACCACCGACCTGGTGGAGCAAGGGCGCTGCGGGGGGTGTTTCGGGCCGCTCTTCGGCGAGGACTTGGCGTAATAGCATGACGTTCTCCGATTGTTGGGAACACTCGCACACTTCCGACTTACTGCATGAATTCATACTACTCGCTCCTTCGCTTCATTGCGTCTAATAAAATTTTCTGAACATCGCGTTTTGAATTGACGCGCTCTATCACGTCTTCGTCCACGGTGTCGCGGGCTATGATGTTGTGAACGAATACTGGGCGTTTGTACCCAGCTTGTAGCTGCCGTGTTGGGCCTATGCGCTCCAAGATTTGCATGCGCTCTTCCAGATTCCACCAATGGCCAAAATACACAAGGATATTGCCGCCATCCTGCAGATTAAGCCCGTGCCCTGCGGAAGCTGGATGCGCGAAAAGGACGGGGATGTGCCCCTTATTCCACGCTTGTAAAGTAGCAGGAGAAGCATCAAGCACCCGGCCTGCCGGGAATGCACGCTCCAGCCGGGATAAGTCCGACTTGAAATGATAGGCCACCAATACGGGCGCGCCGTTAGCTTCTTCGACAATATCCTCAAGGGCTTCAAGCTTTTCGTCATGCACGTCTCGCCAATTTTGCGCATCGTCGATGTAAGCCGCGCCATTAGCAATCTGCAAGCATTTGATCGTGCGCGAGGCAGCGCTGAAAGCTTCAACATCATGGCCCTCCAATTCCATAAACATCTGTTTCTCCATGTCGCGGTACAGGCGGCGAGCACGTGGCGGAAGATCGACGTAAATGTTATTTACTATCGGCGCCTCTAGGTCGAACCAGTCCGCAGCGTCAACTGTCAAACACACGTCTTTAATGGCGCCCTGGATCTGGTCTTGCGCATGCGGGAGCGGCGTCATGCCGTAGCCGTCATACGATTTTTGGAACCACCGCCGCCGGAAAGCGTCGTAAGTACGCCCAAGCCTGTGCCCGCCATCGATGAACCACATTTGGCCCCACAGATCCGCAAGGCCGTTCGGTGCGGGGGTGCCGGTAAGGCCGACAAAGCGCTTAACTTTCGTGTGCGCGACCTTGGCCAGCGCACCGGCGCGCTTACCGCCTTGGCGCAACCGGAACGATTTTAGTTTTGTCAGTTCGTCAGCGATTACGGTGCGAAACGGCCAGCGCTCACCGTAATAGTTAACCAGCCACTCTAGGTTTTCGTAATTTGTCGTGTACACGCTTGCGTCATAGCGTAGCGCTAAACGCCTTTCGGGCTCGCTGCCAACGATGGACATGACCGACACATGCCGCAAGTGTGACCACTTGCGAGCCTCTTCCGGCCATGTCGTTTTAGCAACACGTAACGGCGCGAGCACGAGCACAGGGTGCGTTTCCCCGGCCATGAACAGCGCATCAAGCGCTGTGTATGTTGATATGGTTTTGCCCAGGCCCATACCGGCAAAAACTCCGCAGCGGTCGTGCTCGTGGATGTGCTTAACGATGTGCGTTTGGTAGGGGCGTGGTGTGTATTCGCGGCGGGTCATGCCAACGCCCTGGTCACCTTCTTGCGCCGCTGTACTTGGCGGTCACATACTTCGGTGAGCGGTCTAAATTTAGGCCCCGCGTTGGCGCGCGCTCCGCCCTGTTGGCAGACACCGATTACAACTTCTAAGGTCTTGACGGTATGCCCATTGGCGCATTGCCTACGACGGCTTCTACCGGTCAACTGATCCCGCGTGTCTAAAACGCGATGCAGAGGGCTTGAGCATGCCGGGCAAAGTAATTTCATGTCAGCAGCCTTTCAACGCCTTCAATCGAATCGATCACAACAACGTATTGGCCCATGTCCTGCATGCGTTTGTGCTCGCG